AGACTCAGCCATTGTCACCATGGGTTCTAATTTGATAGCTAATTTTTCAGAACTGTTTTTCGGAACAGTTTTGATTTTGTCTGGCTCAAGTTCTGTACCTTTTTTTCCATTTAAACCTGTTTTATTTTTAGATTTAGGTATCGTGTTTTTAACTGATTTCCGTTTTTTAATTTTATCTTTTTTTTCTTTAGAAGCACTTTTTATTAAAGACGCCAAATCCTCTTGAAGTAATTTTTCAAGTTCTTCTTTACTCATTTCATTTAATATGTTATCAATTGTCTTAGCAAAATAACTATTATTCATGATCATCTTTCCTTAATTTTTTATCTTTTTTATCTTGCTTGGCTATATTTTTTATTAATTTATCAATTTCAAATTTATAATTATCTACAGCAATATTAAAATCATCTAATTCACCATCTTTTGCTATTATAGCCTTACATAAATCCGTAGTAATAATTGCTTTGTTGGCATTGATATTAGACTCTATTTTTTCCAATTCTGTTACCATATTATACACATTATTATTTAGATTTTGCAAATTATTACTAGATAAAATTTCTATATCATTAATATATTTATTCATTTCCATCACACTAGATATAGTCTTTTTTAATTTATCACCTTTGGAATTATCTATAATAACTTTTAAAAAATTGTTAATTTTAGATAAATCTGGTTTATTTAATCTTGTATCGTCTTCCAAAGTTTTATTTATATTATCTTCATTAAAAGATTTCATTATATTTACAAATTTTCCTAACGTAGGTTCAATCTTCGACAAGTTTTGTATAAAAGCATTATAAACAGTTTTACCAGATTTATCACCCTTTAATACTAATGCATTATAAAAATATTTATTTTTGATTTTTTTACCATTTTCTATAATCTTTGTATTTACATTTGTATTTGGATTTTCTTCTTCCTCTTTTTTATAAGGTTTATTTACCGAATCGTCTTTAATTTCTTTCGGTTTATCTTTAGCATCTTCTTCAACTTCATTTATTAGATTGATATATTCATTAAAACCAAACAAAGATTCATTTTTGTTATTGTCAAAATTTAAGGATTTATCTAACAATATCGGCATTAAATTAAAAATCATATGAGTAGACATCGTCGTTCTTTGTTTTTCCATCAATTCTGATAAAATTGTAAAATAATATCTTTTTGTAACAGTAAATACCTTTTGGCAAACTTTTATGGTTTTTTCACCAACTTCTAATACGTTAAGTTCTTCTTCAGATTCCGTATTATTTGAATTTTCAGGTTTTTCATTTGATTCCGTATCTATATTCTTTTCTTCGTCTCGTTTTTCTTCAGGAGTATTATTCACTTTATATTCAGCTTTTTTAGCTACGGACTTATTCTGCTTTGCTGCTTTGGAAAACTTTTGGCTTTTATGTTTGGCTTCTGTAATAAATTCTAAAAAATTATCAAAATCTTCAACACTGGATTCGTTTGTTATTTTTGTATTTTCTTTTATTTTTTGTACATCGGCTATAGCTGATTGTAATGTATTATAAAATAAATCAAAATTAACTTTGCCGGTAATTTCTGCATCTATTGAATTTATTTTATTTTCAACCATTTTGGTTAAGTTCTTTGCGCCGGTAATAGCTAAAGAAGATAACAATTTTCTCGTATTATGAACTTGCGGACTTGTCGCGACCTTTAATAATCCCATAGAAACTTTAGGTAGTACCGTTAAAATGGTTAATTTACTTTTACCAATATAACTATCTATGGATTTCATAAGATTACTGTTCATAATTTTTGCACCAGAACCTGCTAATCTACCACGTCTAATTACCGTTTTTCCTGTAACAGGATTAACAAATTTTTTAGGTGTAACTGTTTCCCGTTCTTCTTTTATGGCTACAGTCATTCCATCTTGTAATTTATTTTTATATCGTTTATAATTTACATTAAACTGATTTGGATATTTTTTGATAAATTCTAAAACTTTACCTTGGTCATAGAAATCTTCAGCTTTAAATCCAGATTCATCACGTTCCTTCATACTCAAATTAACGTTATATGCTGCTAAAGCCGAATCGAATTTTAATTTTTCATCTAAATTTCTATATGTATTTATTAGTGAAGAAAAACCACTAGCACGTTCGAAAGTCATATGTAAGGCCTGAATGATATTATCTCTTTGCTTGGCTTTTAACAAATCAACATTTAACGCTTTGGCTGACTTGGTATTTATTCCGTTTTCGGTCAAAGCACCATCAGCGATATGTAAAAAATCAGTACTAGAAAAAACTAAAGCTTTTCCTAAATTATAATACATAATGTCATATGTTGTATTATTTTGATATTCCTTACCATGCCATCTGGCACGGTTGGATGCTGAGTTTAAAAGATTAGCCATCTTTTTTAAACTTGAATATTTATTAGGAAGTACTTTATTATAAAATTCTGGACTACTCTTGAAATCAGGATCATCAGACACATTTAGAGTAGTCGAAGGAGTGACGCCTATATCACCATACGATATATCTAAAGGAAATGATTTCTTATTTTCATTATTGGGACCATCTCTTAATGCTTTTATTATACTACTAGTTAATATAATTTTAATAAATCTACGTTCCAATGAACCAATTTCATATTGTTTAATAACATTTACAACCGAATTTTCTTTACCATGTTTAATAGTTTCTATAACATTATTGAATAAACTATCACTGGACATCAACTGTCTAATTACATCGTGTAAATTAGTTATTTCGTTTTCTGGATAGCATTCTTCTTTTTTTAGTAATGTCCCAGCTTCATTTGTCCATTTGTTAATTATTTCGGACAATCCTAATTCTGTATCTTCCTCTTCAGTTATTTTCCAAATTTTTTCTGCTGATTCTTCCATGTAATTACTACCTTTATATTATTTATATGTTCAGTTATAATTCAAATTTTATCCCATATAATATAGATAGTTATAAATATCACTAATTTTTACGCTCTGTATTTCACCATCTGGCCATTGTATATTAACTTTTTCATTACCATCCAAACATGCGTATTCTTGTGCAAATGTTACATGACCGTGGTCACGTATTATTCTATCTTTCCAAGCTTCATCACGGTTTTCTATTTCATTCCATTGCACTTTACAAGGTATAAAAGTATTAGTACCATTTACAGCTTTAGTCCATATGTCATAAAAATGGTTCATACCCCTTGGAGTAGATATTAATACTAGTCTGGCATCAGTTCTTGACGCTTGAGTAGGAAAAACTGACAACATAAAATCATCAGCTATATTATTATCTAAATGGGCAAATTCGTCAACTAACATATAATCAACAGTTTTACCACGAATCGAAGAAGATGAACTAGCGGCAGCAAATATTTTTGTACCATTGTCTAAACCTATACAACTTTTGGTCCAACCACCGTTATCTTGGTTAATACCTTGTTGTAACCATAATGGTAAATTTATATAAGCGTCTTTGATTCTAACCATGATTTCCAAAGCTTGTTGCTCTTTATTAGCTAGAACCGCTATAATTTTGTTTTTTCTAAATATAGCTAACCAAGTTAAATATAAAGTTGCTATAGTAGTTTTACCAGTTTGACGACCCTGCATAATAATTCTATTATTCTTTCCAGGCACATTTGCTACCAAAGTCGTCAAGATCTTTTCTTGGTATGGTCTAAGTATAATTGGATGCATGCCATCATCGGCATTAATGAAAAAATATTTAGCAAAATGAAAAATATCTTGGGAACATTTTAACCATTCCTCAACTTCAAATTCTGTAGTAGGTACTACTTCCGCAGTTCCTCGTAATCTGGTGTTGCCTTTAAACATAATGTCCTCTATTGAAATTTATTTCACATAACAAAGAAACTCGTCTCTTACGTTTGTAAAATATTTAGATAGCTCATTATATTTATATTTTTCAGTTTTACCCAATTTAATTATTACATCATTGACATCTTTTATGGGCGTATTTATATTATTATCCATTAGAAATTTGGACCACAAGAATACATTATTTTTTGGACCAACTATTTGACCAGCTTTTTTATTGCCTGATGCGTCATTATCGAATATATAATATTTCTTATCAATTTGTTCTAGAATTTTGTCAATTTTAGCACTAGAACCAGCACCGCATGTGGCGACAGCATTTTCTATAAACATAGAATCGATCGGACCTTCTAAAATAAACAAAGGTTGATTAATATCAACAAAATCTATATTATATAAACTAGTTTCTGTCGCGGTTCTATTCATGTATTTCGGTTTTCGGTCGTCTAATGCTCTTCCTTGAAAATATGTAATTTTTCCATTTTTATCATAAAATGGAATAATTAATCTATTTTTATATTTACCATCAACTGCTACAAAAAAATTTTTCCAAATATCTTCTGGGATTTTTCGGTTAACACAATATTCCACAGCTTTATTAGCTATTGATGAATCTATTGTTATTTTTTTAAAAAATTT